CATTCAAATGAATGGCTTCTGAATAGATTTGAAATCTATAAGGACCTTCGTGCAAGAGATAGAGCCTACTGGTGTGAAAAGTATGGCGTCTATGTCATTACACGTTATGATGATGTTTTCTATGTCCTTAATAATCCCAAAATCTTCTCCTCTGCTGGTGGCAATCTTCTTATCGAAAGCGGTGAAAGATTGGGACAGACTTTAGGTGCCTCTGATAATCCGAGACATAAAGAGTATAAGGACATTGTTCTACCAGCTTTTGGTAAAGAACATATGAAAAGGGTTTCTGACCTCTTTACCGAGAAGGCAACTAAACTACTATCAAACAAAACTCTGATTAACATTTCAGAGGTGACGGAAGAATTGAGTGCCTGGTTCTCAACGGAGTTAATAAACTCACCACTTGATAAAGAAGAAGCTAATCGTATAACATTATACACACACAGGCATCACCCGCTTGTATCAGTTGAACATCCCGATCCAAACGCAAAAGATAAGTTTATGCCTATAATGGCACGTGCCAACAGACGGTCTCCGTGTGGACCCGGTGTATATGATCAATATGTCAATAACAATCCAAAGCGAATAGTGGCACCTGCGTTGCTTGTCGGTCCTATGATGACAGGGCCTGGTTCTACTGGCGGTGCCTTGCAGTATCTAACATTAGACTTATTCTATGAGAACAAACTGGATGAGGTTCTAAACGATAGATCACTTATACCACAGGCTGTTAATGAGTCACTCCGCTTTCGTGCGGCTGTTGGTAGATTTACCAGAACTGTTACTGAAAACGTTATACTACACGACACATTCTTGAAACCTGGTGATAGAGTTGCTATCTGTTTGGAGTCCGCTAATCGTGATCCTGATAGATGGCATAACCCTGATGAGTTCCTTATCCAAAGGACGGATAAGACGAAACATCTGGCGTGGGGACACGGAACACATGTCTGTATTGCCCTTGCTCTATCAAAGGAAATGTTACGCATATACCTGAAAGTCTTGTTAGAACAAGTAGGTAAGTATGAAATCCTTACCAAGCCGGAAGACCTAAAATATGTCTTGATGTTTGGCGGGAATATTAGTATAATGTCTAATATCATCCTGAGGAAACTATGACAAAGGAAAAGAAAGTGAAAACTGTCGTTAGACGAACACAGTTTGCGGACGAAAAGTATCTTGGTTCTGAACCCACAGTAACCGAGAACGCAACTCAATCTGAATTGGCCATGGCCTATAACTGGTTCAATTACTTTTACACGAGTGAAGATGCCAAGTCTTTCACGATATCCTACCTAAAGTTTATCAAATATGACAAACATACTATTAGAAAGCTATCGTCGGTTAAGGCAATCGACCTCCACAATATCGGATGGAACTGTAGACTCCTACTCAATGGAAGCACTCTTCCAAGCGGTACGTGGGAGAAGATTGAAAGCAAGATTAAAGACCTCACGAAAGACATTGTGGAAACGCAGGAAGCTACGGAAGAACCTGTTGTCAAGGTCGTATCAATTCAAGACCGCATTAATGCGAAGGCGTCCGATCTTATTGGCGAACTGGAAGAAACCTTAGACGTTTTCTTCCAAGAAGGAGTGGTACAGTTTGATGTTAAGAAGTGGTCCCTTGAGAAGGGAATTAAACCGCAAATTGCGACGAGGATTGTCGAACACTTCCGTCCTCAATACGAAGAAATCACCGAAGCCCAAGCCGGCAAAGACGCCGACCTTGTGGAAGCGTATAAGAAGTGGCGCAAGCCGGTTCTTAAGATCATGGGGCTTTTCATCAAGCGAATAATCGACCATATGACAGAACTACATTCTGCCGGTCAGGCTGTTCGCAAGCCACGTAAGAAGAAGGTTAAGCCGGCCCATGTTCTCGTTTCTAAGATGAACTATTGTGCCTCGGCTGATAATCTAACCAGTATAGACCCGAAAGGAATCATCGGTGCTTCGCAACTTTGGGTGTTCAATCACAAAACTCGTAATCTTTCTGTTTATCATGCCGTGGGTCATTCAGGCCTTTCGGTCAGAGGGACTACGATTATCGGATTTGATACAGATGCTTCGATCACAAAGAAGCTAAGAAAGCCAGAAGAACAAGTCCAACAAGTTCTAAAGGCAGGCAAGGTTGACTTGCGTAACATTATGAAATGCCTAACTACTAAAGAGAGTAAGGCAAATGGTCGTATCAATGCTGAAACAATACTATTGAGGGTGCTTAAATGAAATACTACATTCTTTCAAGTGATGTGCCCACATTCGAACTATTGTTTGATATGTGTGCTGAATCGGACATGATTAGTGAGGAAGGAGATCCTTATATCTTGCTTGATGATAAAGAATATAAGTCTTTTCTAAAGGCTGAAAAGGCATATAACGAGTGGCAGGATAAGATAGGCGAACTATACTGCAAACACAAACAGATTGAAAATGAAAAGCTAAACAAGGCAAATGCCGTGCCACGAGAACCATTCCAGACTATGGAAGATTATGATAAAGAAGTGAGAGAGTTTTTAAAATGAACGGTGAGGCTTTTGGTTGGACATGTATCTATCTGGGTATGATTGTGGGTGTAGCCACATGGTATATCGTGCTATTCTCCATCTTCCAAGACTTTAAGAACAAGGACAAAAAATGACCGAGAAAGTAATCGAGTTCCCCAAACATAAGGTCGTCAGAGACGTACCTGCGGAAGTATTGATATCAAGACAAGCCAAAGCTGATCAAAAGTTTGCGGATTCGGTTGTCGATGAACTTTCTGGTTTCTTGCTAACAGAACTGGATAACTATAACATTGAAGTGGCCGATAAGGTCTTTGCCAAAGACTTTGTATTGGTCGTGGATGCGTTACGTGCGGCTGTATATCGTTCCCTTGGTCTTGATCATCACCTACATGACTTTATCGATGACAATGTTAAACTCCTTGAAAACAGTGAGGGCTTAACCAAGGAACAGTTAGCAGAACGTATTGCGGAAATGATTGAAGAAGTAGCAAAAGAAAAACTTGACAACGGTGATAGTGAGTGATATAATACAAGTATCACAATAAAGGAATATATAATGTCTTATATGCTTATCGACCTTAATCAGGTCCTTATCTCTAACCTTATGCAGCACCTCAAGCATGTTGCCAAGGACAATGTGATAAGTGAGGATCTGGTCCGTCATATGTGCATCAATACAATCCGTTCCAATGTAAAGCAGTTCAAAGCAAAGTATCCGAATGTGGTGCTTTGCTGTGATAACAAACATTATTGGCGCCGTGACTTCTTTCCATTTTATAAGAGCCAGCGCAAGCATGACCGTGAGGCCTCTGGTCTTGATTGGGGCATGATCTTTGACACTCTCAATAGGATTAGAGACGAACTAAAAGAGTTTTTCCCTTATAAGGTGATCGATTCTTATGGTGCTGAGGCTGACGATGTGATTGCCGTGCTAACTGCTCGTCTTGCACCACATGGCAATGTCCTTATTCTATCGTCAGACAAGGACTTTGGCCAGCTTCAAAAGTATCCTAACGTCACACAATATTCACCTATCCTAAAACGTTTCATCAAGATCGACAATCCAAAGATGTTTATCAAGGAGCATATCATCAAGGGTGATCGTGGTGACGGCGTGCCTAACTTCCTGTCGGCTGATAACACTTTCGCCGCCGGTGAACGCCAGAAGGTTATAAATAGCAAGCGTCTACAGGAGTGGCTATCACAGGATGCGGAGACTTTCTGTACCAATGATACTATGCTTCGTGGCTTTAAGCGTAATCAAACTTTGGTTGATTTTGACTATATCCCGAATGAGATTCAACAAAAGATTGTAGAGGCTTTTGATAACTCAAAGCCAGCTACAAAACAGAAGATGCTTGATTACTTTATCAAGAAGAACCTCAAGGCAATGATCGAATCAATCGGTGACTTTTAAGGAAACATTATGAGTAGCAATAAAAACATCTATGAAGTCTTTGACGAGTTTAAGAAGGCAAAGACAAAAGAGGAACGCCTATCAATCCTTCGTAACAATGATTCCTGGGCCTTGAAGAATGTTATCATGGGTGCCTTGCATCCTGATGTTAAGTTCGTCATCAAGAAAATCCCAAACTTCAAGGCAGAGATTGCACCAGCAGGTCTGGCTTACAATCACATGACTGATGCCTTGAGTAAGGTATATCTGTTTATGGAGAACAACCCAAAGGTGTCTCCTAATCTAACATTGGAACGTAAAGAGCAACTATTGATCCAGATTTTGGAATCATTAGAGAAACATGAAGCAGAAGTTTTTGCTAACATGATCAAGAAGGATCTAAAGGTTCCTCATTTGACCGCCAAGCTGGCAAATGAGGCATTTCCTGGACTATTGCCAGAGTAATAAGGGTGATATGAAATGAAAACTCGTAAGATTGTAAATCATAAGATCGATCCAATTTATGCTGAACTATATGAGGAAGATAAGCGATACGGCGGCCCTAATCGCCTTGAACGCCCCGCCTCTGAAATGCGGGATCGCCGTCCATTAAAGAACCTCAAGAAAGCATGGATGGAACATACTGAGGATTTTGATGAGGTGGACGAGTTTTACGAACACTGAAAATAGTGCTTGACAAATCCTTTCCGGCGTGTATAATGGAACTCATAATCTCGCTGGAAAGGAATACATTATGACCGTCGATGAAATGCGATTGTTCCTTGTTGAGAATAAACAAAACCGTAATCTCATTAAGGACAAAATCTACGGCGCTGGTACATTCCGTGATGCCTGTGTCCTTTCCAAGTATCATTTAACACCGCAGTCCTACGGTGAAGTTCTTAATGTATGGTTGAGAAACCATTATAACTTTAAGAAGATATCCGCCTCACAAAAAGAAGGCGATGACCTAATCCACGACCAGTATAAAACAGAGGTTAAGATTTCCATTGCTGATGATGGAAAGCAGGCTAACTTTGTCCAAATCCGTCTCACGCATGGCATTGACTTCTATCTTCTAATCGTATATGATATGGTTAAAGATAACGTGCATTACTTTCTGGTCAATAAGAAAGATATGACCGATCTTGTTGTGCGTTACGGTGGTCTTGCTCATGGTACAAAAGGTGAGAAAGGTCTAATCACCGAGAACCTGGATAATCCTGATATCGAACATGCATTGAGACCTAAGATTGGTACTCAATTGTGGAGTGACTTACAAAAGTTTGCTATTTCTGAGAAAGAGATAAATGAAAAGTCAGTATGGAAAAAGAGAAAAGAAAAACGATAAGGACCAGTTCTATACTGATCCTGTCTGGGCTAAAAAGTTTATAAAGAAGGTGGATGAACTATATGGTTTGTCCACCTTTGATCTTATTATAGAGCCAAGCGCCGGTCTCGGTGCCTTTCTAAACAATCTTCCTGACAATGCAATCGGTTATGATCTTGAGCCTAAGTGCCCAAGATGCACCGAGCAGGATTTCTATACAGTTTATCCTGATATGGATAAGTCTAACATACTGGTCATAGGCAACCCGCCTTTTGGTCGTGTATGCTCTGATGCTGTTGGCTTCTTCAATCATGCGGCTAAGTGGGCAAACGTTATAGCGTTTATCATACCACAGACATTTCATAGAGTCAGTTTACACAATAGATTGGACGAAAACTTCCATCTTACCTTCAATGAAGATATTGATGGTTGTATATTTGATCCACCAATGAATGCCAAGTGTTGCTTTCAAGTGTGGGAAAAACGAGAATACAAAAGAGATAAGATCAAACTTGAAACAACTCATAAAGATTGGCAGTTTCTACCTTTTGGTCCTTTAGATGCTAACAATCAACCAACTCCACCCAAAGGTGCATCATTTGCCATTCGTGCATATGGTGGTAAAATTGGTGATATTGTTACAGAAGGCTTGGAAGATTTAAGACCCAAAAGCTGGCACTGGATCAAAACGAATAACAAAGATGAATTGATTAAAAGGTTCAATTCTTTGGACTATTCCGTCTCTCTCAAAACTGTCAGACAAAACTCCCTCGGCCGGGGCGAACTCGTTAAGATTTATGTTGACAAATACGGCCAGTAATGTAAACACTCTACCAATCTGATAGACTAAGGGTGCGACATCCTGTCGCAGGCGTTTACATACCTTTTTTGTTGCCTGTTCCGTTCCTTGTGCTATAATGTGAACATGATAAACAAAAAGCGCAAAGCCCGTTCTGATCGTAAACACGTTATCTATTCGCTGTCTGTAAACGGACTCGAATATATCGGCGTTACGTATGTCGACCGTTCAGCCGTGTCCAAGTCTGTTATCCGTCGCTGGCAAAAGCATGTCCGCCGTGCCTTGACCGAAGGCAAGGACTGGGCCTTATGCAAGGCGATACGGAAATACGGTCCGGATGCTTTCGAGGTCTGCTATTATGAGGTGGTGCGAGGCAAGACGGAGGCGCACCACCGTGAGCGGGAACTGATCCGTGACCTATGCCCTGCCCTCAATACGGACGTTCGCTGAATGACAACAAAAGGGTGCGTCATCCTGTCGCACCCCCATCCTGCCAGTTTACATTGACAATGCCGTTCCGTTGTGCTATTCTTAGGCATAATCTGAAAAGGAAAGTAAACATGAACGCTGCTGATCGCTTCACAAAACGCAATCTTAACCTCAACTATAACACCCTTGAAGCCCTGTCTACATACTTCGAAAATGGCGGCACAATCACTGTATGTAAACAAGGCAGACGGTCTAAGGCCAATACCTCGTTCCCATTGATTAAAGGTACCGTGTCGAATGTAGGTGCTAAATCGGTTGGTCTTAAATCTCAAGGCTTAAAAGGAAGATAGTCATGGAAGTATTCGCTGTTATCTGGTCGATGGAATATGAGGGCGAATGTCTGTTGGGCATATTCTCTGATTATGTCAAGGCTCGCCAATATTTGGTCGAACGTGGAGACGCTAACGTCCACATACGCAAAGTAGAACTGGATGCTATCTATAAGTTTGGTGAATGTGGAGAGGAAATATAATGTCACGTTATGATATTGTTATGGGTGTAGTCTGGGGTCTGATCGTGTATGATGGCATCAGGTTACTGACCGATATTATTCTGGGTATAATCTCTTGGATCGTTCGCAAGCTATTTTGGAGGAATAATGACTGATATCGTTCTCTTTATTGTAGTGTTTGCTCCGCCTGTTGCGTTTGCGTTAATCGCTCTTACTAACATGGAGAACTAATATGACGGACATTGATCTTGATACACATATCCAAAACCTCGAAATTGAATTGAGCGAGGCTTATATTCTGCAAGATAAAACTCGTGCTGCCCATTTGGAAAAGGTGATCGCCGAGTTATATGCAAGTCAGGAGAACTAATATGACGGTGTTCTATTCGATATATGATGAACGTGGTACCCGTAGCTATTGCTTCACCCAGTACCTCGGCAATCTGTTACTTGAAACCGATATCTCGTATTGGATTGTGCCTGGTACTATAAACGATATGGACGAACTGGAGGATATTTTCATATGATGGACGAAACTAAAGTCATGCAATATGTAGCCCTCGGTATGGTTGCTACGTTTGCCTTTATCGGCACTTTGCTGTGGATCGTTATTGATAGGACAAACTAATGACTGCTACATGGGTTCTTATCGTGTTTCTTCATTATGGTCAGGCAGGAGTCTCCGCTGACTTTTATTCTAAGGACAAATGTGAAGCCGCTGGTAAGATCATAACAAACGACTGGGGTAAGGTAACCTATTACTGTATGGAGAAGTAAATGGCTGATGCTCATACCGATGAAACTGTTTATCTGCCTACCATAGAGTTGTTGAATAACACCGAACTGTGGGGTGAAGTCGGTGTGGTAGTGTATAGTAAAGCGTTTGCTGCTAACGGTGTTCAAATCTGGATGGTGCCTGAATGACGACTTATGAAGTGACACTAGTGGAAGAACGTAGATACGTTTATGTAGTTACCACGGATAGTTCTCTTGAGGCGACCAGTGGTGTGCTTTGGGATTTTAACCATGCCATACAATGGCAAAGAGACATGCATTGCAAGGAAAGCATCCTCATCGATTGGCATGAGAAGGAGATAGATAATGACTAATGCTCTCCACTTTGTCGGTTTCAAAGATGACCGTTACAATACTGCCGTCAAGGTGTTCGGCAAACCAGACTTTATCCATAGGTTCTGGGACCGTCGTGCCCAGCGAGAGATCGCCGAAGGCGATGTAATCGTCTTTGCTAAAGGTGATGAATCGCAGGCGTTCGGTCCTAATGGTAACGATATCACCGAATTTACATATGATGACTCGGCTCATTTCTAAGGAGTTGGCAATGCCGCTTTATCCTGACCATGCTCTTAAATCTCGCACAGACCTTGAGGTTAGAATCCATTCTATGGAAGAGGAACTTAAGGCTCTAAAGGAGGAGTTGGAGAACCGCCGTGAGGACGATACTTCGGGGTGGGGCTTTTTTGACGGTGCGTGGCATGTTTGGGATTCAATAGATGATGCCGCTGCTGCTTACAATGAACGGTTTAATAGTATCGATGGGTATTATAGACTCCAGAAAGTCTATAAGATTAAATAAGATTAAGGAGATATATAATGGCTAATGTTAAGACTTTCAATCTCACCATACATTTTCGTTTGGCTGACCGCACATGGAGAGGTATCTCTCGTGTAGCAGTAAAACGATATATAGAACGTTATAAGACTAATGAACATTATACCGGTTACCGTGTAGAGGAACGATAGGAGAAAATAAAATGGCATATCAGTATGTGGAAGGCGCCCGTGGTGGTCGCTTAAAGATGTGGTGCGAGGGAGTTGAGGTCGAGGCTGATGCCCGCACCCAGTTAGACAATATTGCGGCACTCCCGTTTATTGCTGGCCACGTTGCTGTTATGCCGGACGTCCATCTTGGTAAGGGTGCAACGGTTGGGTCGGTTATTCCGACGGTTGGTGCTATTGTGCCGGCTGCTGTTGGCGTTGATATCGGTTGTGGTATGATGGCTGTTCGTCTGTCATTGACGGCGAACGATCTGCCGGACAACCTTGCTTCTATTCGTTCGCATATTGAGTCCGTGGTTCCGCATGGTCGTACCGACAACGGCGGTAAGAACGACAAGGGAACGTGGGGTGATGTGCCGTCTCGTGTTATGATTAAGTGGAAGTTATTACAAAACCGCTATGATGCTATTGTAGCAAAGCACCCGAAGATTGCGTCACATAAGACTTTCGAGTTTATGGGAACGCTTGGCACGGGTAACCACTTTATCGAACTGTGTCTGGACGAGGATGATTATGTGTGGATAATGCTGCACTCTGGTTCTCGTGGTGTTGGTAACAAGATTGGACAATACTTCATTGAGGCTGCAAAGCGTGAAATGGAGCGTTATCATATCTTGCCGTATCTGCCGGACC